GCTGCAGCACCACCGATTGTTGATAACATTCCTGTGCTTAAACCAAAGGGAGTGTTACTAGAACCTAAATTAATTAATTTTTTATTTTTATTTGCAGGATTACCTGGACTATCTTTGTAATCTCCACCTTCACCTATAATAGAATCTCTACCTCCTAATAAATCTCCAATAAAACCACGACCAAAATTATCAGCTACTCCATCTCCACGTGTACCTGGAATACCAAATTGATTAACACCTAAAGCTGCTATAGTTGCAGCCAGTGCTTTATTATTTTTAATAGGATCCATAATTTTTTCTTGCCACCATGAACCGAGTCCATATTGTTTTCTACCATCTTGACCCATGACACCACCATAAGCTGCAGGCATTCTACCCGCTGGCATTCTACCTTGAGCTTGCATTATACCTTGAGGCATTTGTGGCTGTCCCATTTGTGGTTGTGGCATTTGCGGTTGAGGCTGAGGCATTTGAGGTTGCCCCATCTGTGGTTGCATCATACCTTGTTGCTGTTGCATTTGTTGTTGTATCATTTGCATAGCTTGAGCTTGTCTTTGTCTAACTTGAGCTTGTTCAGGACGTAAGTCACCTTCATATCTAATAGAAGGAGCATTAGTTTGTATTCTGTCAGTCATTTGATTTTGAAAATCTATCATAATTTAACTCGAGTTTATTACCTTATCCGTTTTTTCCTGAGAAATCAAGACTTGGCATAATTACTTTGACGTCTTGTGCCATGTCTTCATTCTTATAACCTTTGGCTTCCCAGTCTTTTCTCTCTTTAAAAATCTCACCTGTTGCTTTGTTTCTGTACGTTGTTATCACTTCTGTCGGTTCTAGTACGGGTATTTCATTCATATTAATCCACTGTTGATTTTTTAATATTTAAAAAACTAATACCTACATCTGTAGCACTAGCACTACTAGCACCTACCGTTAATGTTGTAGCTCCTTCAACGATTAGAGGTTGTGTTAATAATTCTTGACTTACATTAGCTGTTAAAGCTACTGTTTTAATAACTGTTACTGTATTATCTGTTATAGTAATAATAGGTGTTCCAGTTGATACAACTTTTATAGATTTAATAATATAAGTCTCACTAATTAAAGGTAATTGTACTCCCCCTGATGTACCAAACATAGTTTGAGGTGTACTTAAATCTTGTCCTGTTACACCAAAAAATTCGTATTGATTTTGTATAGCCATTAAAATAAAAAGAAGTTGAAAGCTTCTATCTCCTGTTTGATTTCTTGTTGAAACGTTGTATTTAATTTTTCAATTACAGCATCCAGGTCTCTAACTTGGTTAGCAGATACTGCTTCATCATATTCTCTTGACGCTCTTGTTAATGATTGTACAATTTTAGCCATCCATATCTCCTAATCCTAAATTTCTTTCCTCAAATGTTTTTTGTTCTCTTCGTCTCATTTCTTTTAAACTTTGTTCTCTCATAAGATCTTGCCTCATAGGTGAAAACAACCTAGCATCCTCTTGATATTTTTTATCAGGAGCTAAACTTTGAAGATAAGTATTTATTCCTCCTGTATCATTTTCTAATATATCATTTAACATAGCAGCTTTATCTTCAGCACTATCATAAACATCTGTCTTCATCAAACCTAATAAGTTAGCTGTTAAATCTTCCATAGTTTCTTTACTAAAAAAATCAGGTCCTATTTCATTAGCTCCTGCTCCTGCATAAGCAAGCAAACTAGCTAGACCCTTAGCTAATGGATTAGGTCCTTCTTCTGACATTTTTAATTCTTCAAAATTCATACTCGGTGGAGCTTGTTTCATATCATAAGAACCAGGGTTAATTAATTTTAAAATTTCATCTCTTAGTAAAGATGAAGACACTCCATGTCTTAAATTAGATAATTTACCTCCAGCTGTCTGTAATACTTCTCTAGGGTTATCCGGATTACGTTCTCGGTATCGGTTCATAGAATCAAAACCTTGTTCGTATAATTTATCCGTATCTATGCCAAACATTTTAGCCACGTAATTGTTCTCCTAGTTGACCTCTGTTCATGTTGACATTTGCAATGCCTCCTCTAGCCGCTCTAAATGCAGCGTGTTGGCTTTTTGACATTCCACTAGATCCATGCTGTGCATTATTAGTACCACTTCCACCACCACCATCACCATTACCAGATGGAGTATTATTAGTAGTAGTTTCTGCAGCCAATTCTTTGTTTACTTCAGCTAATTGATATGAATCAATTTCTTTTTGAACTTTTTTAGCTAAATTTGAATTTCCTTTTTTATTTGCATAATCTAATTTGTTGTTTAATTGACCTAAGTAATCATTTGTTCCAAACATAGATACTTGGTTTTGACCAGACAACACTGACTCCGGTCCGTATTGTCCTAAACCTGAACTAGGATTTATCATAGAGTACCCATTTTTATTCTGCACATAATTTAATTGATCTTGAAGATATGGATTGTAATTATAAGAACCTTCTCTTAATGGGTTTGTCATATAGCCCAAACCTAATGCTGCTCCTAGGAAAGGAACTGCTCCGGCAATTCCACTACCACTGCCACCTGTTAATGCTTTAAAAGCTTGATTACCTATAAATTTTTTACCTTGGTTTTTAAGTAGACCTGTTAAACCTTGTCCACCTGTAAAACTATTTAAAAAACTATTTCCTTTAATTCCTCCCCCTGTCATTGATTCGACTGCTGCATCTACATCTTCATTTTTGTAACCCATAGCTTTTACAACAGCGGGACCAAACTTTATAACAAGTTGTAATATATCCATTATCTTCTTCCTCCTGCGTGGACATCTAATCTAAATGTGCCCATCTTCCAATTTTGATCTACTCCTGTATTAGAAATAGTAACTGCCACAGCTCTTGCTCTTGCTCGTGTGTCTACTTTATCGGTTGAGGATGTAATAGTAAATGGACCTAGTGATGAGCTTGCTGCAGCATCATTGGGATAATCTCTTAAATCTAATTGTACAATAGTATCACCTGACTGCTCTAAAAAATCTGGAATAAATCTACTAATTCTCATCATGTATTGACCATCTCCTCTAAATGTAATTCCTTCTCTTTGATCTTGTGTGATATCAAAATCTCCTGAAGTAATGTTAGCTGGAATAGCTACTGTTCCTGCAGTTCCTATTTGATTATTACCTGTTTCCTGTTCATAGTATATAGTACTTCCTTCAGTATTGCCTACAACATCTGATACATCATCACTAGCATTATATGCTGTTGCATGAGGCAGTCCAAATACAGAGGAATCTTCCCAAGTAGTTCTTCTAAATAAAGTACTAGCATTAGTAGTCCAAATTTGACGTTGTTGTGTAGAATCTAAATAGTTATAAGTTACGCATCTATCTACTACATTAGAAGTATTAGTACAGAACCACCAATTAATTTCTCCAAACAAGTTATTAATCCCTGCATTAATTAATTGATTAGAGGATTCATTTATATCTTCAAAAACATAATCTTCTACTAAACATTGCATAGACTCCAATCGTCCTGTGTACCTAAAGAAACCATTCGTTGACATCCAATACGCAGCACCATCTACTTCAACTGCTGCATTCATACCAATCAATCCACAGTTTGTTCCAACTTGTTCAAAAGCAAATGTAAATGGAGTACCAACAAATCTCATAGTAAACATCGCTGTATCTGTCCAAACGTACAAAGCATTTCTACCAAGTTTAGCACCCATGATCCGTGATCCATCGGCCAGTCTTTGTGAACCAGCGCTGTTGATTGCTGTTGGTATATAATCTTCTATGTCCTCTTGGTTTGAAAAACGAATAAACATATCGTCTTGTGTTCCTTTACTACCTATTGTTGTTTCTGTACCAAAGAATACTAAGTGTCTGTCAGGTGTTGATACTAACATATCTCGTGATGCTGTTGGTGCACCTGGAATAATTACTGCTCTAGTGTTTGTTGCATTTAGTGCATCAGCATCCCATTTAAAGCATTCACCATTATGAATTAATGCAATAAGAGTTGTACCTAAATTGTCCAAGGACCATAATCCAGGATCTGTTACTGAGTCTGTATTAGAAGCAGGTGATCCCCACCCTGTAAAAGAAGATGTATTAGTAATTGCTGCAGTAGCTCCATGTGAAGAACGTGGAGAACCTCTAGCTGCTCTTGTAATTCCTGTAATAAATTTATTAGCAACATCTACTCCGGTATAAGAAATTTCTTCTGCTCCCACTAAAATAAAATTAGTTCCCGAACTTGGTAATCCTGTTATAGAACTTAAAGTAATTGTAGTTGCATTTCCATTATTTCCTTGAGTATCATCGGCTAAGGCACCAGCCAGTGTAAGACCTGTTGGCGTAGGTCCAGAAATGGTTCCGCCAAATTGTGATATACCCCAACCGAAAGCTCCTAATTGTTCTGCTGGTCCAACTGGGTAATATAAATTAACTGTAGTACTGCCTCCTGTACCTCCTGCACCTGTTTCATTAGATGCCATAGTAACACTAACAGTCGTACTACTATTAACAGTAGTAATCATAAATTTTTTATTGTCAAAATCAGTTGCTGTAAAATTACTTGTTCCGGGAACCGTGGTGCTTGCTCCAGTAATAAAAAGAATATCTCCAGCTAACATTCCTGAAGTAGAACTTATTGTAAAAGTAACTGTTGGAGAACCATTAGTAGTTGTAATAGTAGATCCTGCAAAAGTAGATTTGATAGGATGAATATCATAAAAAATACCCCCTGAATAAACGTATAAAATTCTATTAGTTCCTATAGCTGAGTAGTTAATTGACCCTGTGCTAACTAAATGATGTTGTGCTCTCGCCGCACCTGTTAATTGTTCAGCACCTAATTGATTCCAACCCCCTATTTTTTCTGGTGATTGATATCTAAACCTAACATTTTCTCCACCAACCCACTGACTTTCAGCACCGGTAGGAGTAATTTGTTTATTAAATCCTGGTAAAAAGGCTATTTTTTGTAGCATATAAAATCCTGTTTACTAGGTACTATATCAGATTGTAAGTGATTTCAATA